GCAAAACCATCTTTAGACATATCCAGAGGTGTCATGTTAATCAAATTGTTTTGAGTGTTATTCGTCTGAACGCGAGGCTGACGGGCTATATCCTCAACACACGACAACTCACGCTCTGCCAGCTCTTTGTAAACCTGAAGCTGAGCTTTGAGATCAACAATCTCTTTGTCTTTTTGAATTATAGTTTGTTTAAGTCTGTTATTTTCATTTTCTAGTGTGGCTTTACACTTTTTAATATGTCTATTTTTTGTATCTGGATTCATAGATAATGAACATTCAGGACATACATATAATTCTGATATAATTTTATTACCTAGTATTTCTTGAATTTCTAGACAATATTTAGTACGTTTTTGGTGATTTTTTAACGCATATTTACTTGATAGAATATTAAAACAAAATTTACACTCCATTTATAAAAAATATTCCAAACCTTTAAATAGTATAACAACAATATTTGTTAATAATAACATATTTTAATATTATGTGTTGCTAATTGTTGCTAATTGTTTAAAAAATATTTCCTATTTTTTTGAGTTTCAGGCTAAAACAGGCTAAAAATTTCATTTCACAACTTTTTTTCGTCCACACACAATTATTGTGTGTGTTGGAGATTTTATATGGCGCTAGAATCCGGAGATTTACAAAACAAAAGGATCTCCTCCGGATTTGCGGATCCGCAAAAATATCTACGAGAATAAGAATCTTATGGAAATATAGAAAGTGAAAAATAATTTAGAATCTGAAATGAAAAAAATCCATCTCATCCGGTAAAATAAAAGTTCTAAACTTTTATTTTGATACAAACGAAACACACTCCTTAATGGCATCTACGAATAACGAAACTTCCTTATCACCAGGGAGAACAAACCGTTCTCGGTTGGCTTGCTCCCGATAAGTCCTGAGCTTGTTAAATACCATTGTTTCAACAACACCCATATTATCTTCGTCTCCACATTCTTGATAATACACTATTTGGTGCTCGTCGGATTTATTGTAGGTTGAAAGTCTATTGGTAAGATTGGTTGCTTTACCTAGTATATACCGACGTTCTTTCTTCATTAGTTTGGTGGTTAGAATGTACACCACATTTCGTTCTATAATTTGCTCACGAGGTTGTTTTTTCACATATTTTTTAGTAAGATGTTGGATTCTGATTTTATGTCCTTTATTCTCTTCCTGTAGTTGTCTGTAACTTTTAGTGTTACTAATATCTACCTTACCAGTCATCATGACCTCATATACCCAGGCAGATACCTTGACGTCAAACTTGGGGGATATCCATTGTGCTATATTAATTGCAACTTGTGGGTGTACCCAAGTAGATCTTTCTTTTCCATATGCACAATTGTACACAATTAAAGAATCGGCGTGAATTTGCGCCGATTCCGAAAGAACCTGTAAGAAGGCTTTAGTTTTCTGTAAACGATTCCACCCATTAAATTTCTTCCCACCAGCCTTGCATAGGTTGGAAATGTTAATATAGCCGTCCTCTTCTCGATGTTCAATCTCATAGCCTTTACCAAGGTCAAGAGGTACCAGTTCATATTCCTCATCTTTTTCCTCGTCAGAGTCGCCAGAGTCCGTTTCTGGTTCAATTTCAATGACAGCTTCGTTGTGGAACACATGGTGGGACTGACGGGCTATATCCTCAATACATGACAACTCACGTTCTGACAACTCCTTGTAAATAGTATTACCTTTCTTCAATTGAGAAATTTCTATATCTTTTTGTATTATAATATTTTCTAGTTCTTCTATACGTTTACGTAATTTTTCTTTACAATTAAGAGTGTGCCTTTCAAAATTATGAGAAGAAAAACTTTTATTACATGCTTTGCAAATACTCAAATCAGATACAATATCAATGTTTGCATTTTTTTGAATTTCTAAACAATATTTAGCACTCTTCTGGTGAGTTTTTAAAGAATATTTAGTACCAAATATATTTTGACAATATTGACATTTCATTTTAATATTGTCAAAATATATCTTTAAATTATTATTCTCAAAAAAAGAGAATAATAATTATTTTGAGAATAATTGAGAATAATTGAGAATAATTGAGAATAATTGATATTGTTGTATTTTTGATTTCAGGCTAAAACAGGTTAAAAAAATCATTTTACAACTTTTTTTTGTCCACACACAATTTTTGTGTGTGTTGGAGATTTTATATGGTGCTAGAATCCCGGGGTTTTAAAAACAAAAGTATCTCCCCCGGATTTGCGGATCCGCGAAAATATTCTGAAATTCAAATTCTTAAGAAAATATAGAAAGTGAAAAATAATTTAGAATCTGAAATGAAAATAAATTTATCTCCTCCTAATCTACTCCTCCGTAAAATAAAAGTTTGAATACTTTTATATTTTTAATTTAAATGTGTGTCTGTAAAAATAAAAACGAAATGTCGACACTAGAAGAGCTAAAATATCAAAAGATGTCCAACAATAGTATTAAACTTAAGCCTAAACAAAATGACGCGTTTTCTCATTTAGTTAAAGGAGACAGTATATTTCTCACTGGTCCTGCCGGTGTAGGTAAAACTGCGGTAATAAAGATGTTTATGAAAGCTTATAAGGACATCCGTCAAATCGCTGTTACTTCCACAACTGGGACATCAGCACTTTTACTAAACGGAACTACATTGCATTCTTATCTGGGTATTGGTCTCGGTAAAGCGTGCGTGGAAGCTCTAGTAGAGAAAATTTGCGGGTGGAGCTGGTTGCGCAAACGCTGGATCAATTTAGAATGTCTTATTATTGATGAAATTAGTATGCTTGATCCTGAATTGTTCGATAAACTTGAAGAGATTGCAAGGGAAGTACGCAAAGACCCCCGACCTTTTGGAGGTATTCAGATCGTTCTTTCGGGTGATTTTTTACAGCTTCCTTGCGTGGGAACAGATAAGTTCTGTTTTCAAGCCAAAAGTTGGGACAAATGTATCACCCATACTGTATATTTGAATGAAATTATTCGTCAGGGAGATACAACTTTCCAAGAACTTCTAAACAACGTTCGTATTGGTCAGCTAACGAAAAAGGATAAGAAAGTTCTAACAAGTCGTATTGGAGCTAAGCTCAAGAACGGATTTGGAATACAACCTACAAAGTTGTATTCCAAAAACCGAGAAGTGGATCGTGTCAATAACGAGGAGTTGGACAAACTTGCAGAGGATGGACGTGAGTTCATGGAATATGTAATGGAAACAGTTGTTTACTCTGGTGTAAGTAACCGTACAGCTGCTCTGAACAAGTTTAAGAAAAACTGTATTGCACCACAAGTTCTCCAGCTATGTGTTGGTTCACAGGTGATGTTGGTCAAGAATTTGGATATGGCAGCTGGATTGGCTAATGGTAGCAGAGGTGTGGTTACTAGCTTTTGCGGTGATATGCCTGTGGTATGTTTTCTCAACGGTGTAGAAAGAGTTATTGATTATTATATGTGGGAGGTTGATGAAAACGGAAAGAAAATTCTCCGTGCTCAGCAAGTTCCACTAAAGGTTGCATACGCGATTTCCATTCACAAGTCTCAAGGTTGTAGTCTTGACTATGCTGAAATTGATCTCTCTGGTATATTTGAGTACGGTATGTCTTATGTTGCTTTGTCACGTGTAAAGAGTTTAGAAGGTCTTAGCATCATTGCTATAGACTATGATTATATTCAGGCACATCCTACGGCGTTAGAGTACTATGAGAGTTTATTGTAAATGAGTAAAAAGTGTTCTCCTCGTATATCTTTGGGTTGGAGAAGGATTAATTTTGTGTTATATTCACTAAAAAGAATATAACATCATTCCATGATGTTTTTCATTTGTTCATACCCACTTGAGAACATCTCAAGTTTTACTTTTGAAGAAACATTGAACTGAAAAAACTTTATCGTTTTATTATGACTAATACGAATAACTCGACACTTCTCAGAGACTTTCCCGATTTTGTATTCCATAGCTTGAGAAATAGGGACAACCATTAACTTGTAAATGAATTCTAGAGTATTTACATCTGGATTGCTACTAAAATTGCCTTGATCTGGGTTGAGAAAAAGTCCAAGGACTTTTTCTCCACGCTGATCACCAATATCGATAGCAAAGTTATCGGAGATTCCCCCATCAATGTAAAAACTGTTTCCATACTTATATTTCTCAAAAATGAGTGGCAAATTTGCAGACATTCGGATAGCTGTCACACAAGGTAGATTAGGGTATGTTTCCCATGATAAATATTCTGTACAATTTTCTGTAATATTGTGTGTAACACAAATTAAAGTTTTTCCGTATCTTTCCCGAAGATCGTTGAGAGTTGGGAGATAGCCAATTTTAGCGATTGTCATTTTTTCTATCTGCTCTTGAATGTTGTTAAAAGAAGAAGCGCCTCTCCCCTGTATCATATCAACAATGTTGAGATGTTGCATTTTTTCCATGATTTGGTTGGTGCAAACATATACCATAATTTCTATTGGTGTATATCCGATAGCTAGAAGGTATCCTATCATTGCTCCAGATGAAGTTCCAATATATGTTTTTACATTCTTTAATAAATAATGATCACACGCGTACTGAATAGCTCCAAGAGTTAAAAGTCCCTTTGTCGATCCTCCTGACAATACTAACGTATCATAAAACACTGGAGGGGGTTTTGGTTTCTCAGGAATAGGATCAGGAATAGGATCAGGAATAGGATCAGGTTTTTCTTCAGTGGTAACTTCAACAAGTGTACCATCCGCTTCTGCTTTGAGGTTAATTTGGTCTGTGAATTCCATTTTTGATTATCGTCATCTATCTTTTAAGGTGGTTATACATTTTTTTTGTATAAGCACTTACACATCCAAAACTCTTTTGAGGAGAAGGATGCAAACAACAGCCAGTACAACAATGGCGATGATGTATATAGTTTTGTCGTTATTGTAGAACTTGGAACAGATAGGGCAATTAGCAATGTGCTCAGCGACATCTAGACAACTTGGCGAATTTTTAGGCATACTAAATGTCTTCAAACCTTCTTGTCCAGCTGGTCCTTCCTGACCAATTGGGGTACCGTAATGTTCGGCTGGAACTTGTGGACCTGGAGGACCCATAGGTTGAGGGGCTTGATTGTACGGCGCCATTCCAGATGCGTTAGGAGCCTGATGACTACCGCGAATAAACCGACCGAACTTTTCTGATTCCTTAGGAGGTAGCATGGTAGCCCCAGTGTACGTAGCTGTAGTGGCATACTCACCACCCTGCGAGGATGGTTGATTTAAGTTTCCTGCTTCTAGATCTTCGAGTTCAGGTAACATATTAATAGGTGTGACATTTTGTGCGGTTCTGTAACTCATTTTATATATCGACCACACAAAAAATAAATCATAAAAAGATCACATCGTCAAGCCCCATTTTCTTTCCGTTAATAATCAGTTCGTAAGCCTGTGTCAGATATGGATCTCGTTGATCAGTAACAATAGATCCAAGAATAGTCTTGAAATCAGTTCCGCTACTTTGAACCTCATCAACAACCTCAATCTCCTCACCCTTTTCGTTAATTTGCATTTTTTTCTTTTTGGGCTTCTTAGGTTTGAATATAACCTTAATACCTTTCTCCAACAGTTTCTTGTACTTTTTGGTCTTCTTCAACGCTTTAAACTGCCCGTAGTTACCAGACAAAGTTACCTTAATCTTATCATCGGTATCAGGAGCCTCATAATCATCAATATCTTCCACATCCATGTAAACAATTTTCTTCCTAGGAAGCTTTAGATCTACCTCCTCTCTTTTATACTCTCTGTTATCAAATGTAAGATATGGTATGATATTCTTAGTACTCTCTCCAAAAGCGTGCTGCATAGCAGAACCACTGTAGTAAATATTCTCTTGTGGGATCTGTCGAGAGTGAATATGACCTGAAATCACATGAGGATTATCGTCTGGCCATTTATCACCTTCTACTGAAATAATTGCTCCCATTTTGCAACCAGCAAACTCCTGGTGAGCGAAAATGCACGAAGCATCGTCCCATTTTCCGTCTAGTGTATGCAAAGCTTCTTCAAAACGACCAGGTGGTACGTAAGGGACGAAAACAAACTTCTCGCCATCAATAGTTTCTGACATAACTTGATCAACCACTACGGTGTTATCCCATTCTTTCATACCGTTCATCCAATGGCCGTTAGTTAAGAATTGTTGATTATTCTGCATATCGTGATTCCCAACAAGAACGTATGTCTTTGTGATTAAACGCATGTTTTCTACGAGTTCATATGCTTTGTTCAAGGCAATAGTGTGTAAACGTTCGTGTGTATGGAGAAGGTCTCCTGCAATAATAATTAAGTCTGGTTGTTTCTCGGTGGCAAGATTAATGATTCTTTCGATGAATAGATCAACTTCTGGTATGTTTGATACCTGTATATGCGGGTCTCCAATGAAAAGTACTGTAGCTGGCATGTTTTATATATATAACCATATTCTGGTTATAGATTTCAAATTAATATTCTGGGTGTCGGAAACTTATACATGAACCTCCTCGGAGAGAACACGAACTTCCGAAGCAGTTGGTTTCACAGCTGGCGGCCCTAGCTTAGAAGATGGGGGAAGAGAGGGGTTACGCTTCCTGTTCTTTGTGAGCAAGAGGGGGGATACAATTGCAGTTCCATGAACTGCAGGACTGTTGGCAGAAGTAACAGTGTTGGATCTGTTGCGGTTGGTAACAGTTTCCTGGGTATCCTGTTGCTTCTCCTTTTCGTTGTGAAAGTGTCGGATCATTTTGTTCAGGTTGGTGGGAGTTTGTTGGTTCATGATTTCGATCACCTTATCAATCGAAATACGATTAACCTTGCGATCTTGCTCATGCCACTTGTGACACTCTCGCATCACAGAAAACTCTTCCTGAGGAGCAGTAACCCACTTCTTCTTGATGAAGCGCTGAACGTAGGACTTGTAGGTACTCTTGGCAACGTCGTAAAGAGTGTTCTCATACTCATCAAACGTTTTGGTCATGTTCGGGTACAGATGGTAAAGCATGTCAACCATGTGAGGAGTCATACGCACCTGCAGGTAGCGAAACTTAATGCTGGGCTCATTACCACGAGCACGGAACAGATCCTGATAGTCCTGGTGAAGAATCTTGTACTGCTTGTTGTCAGGTGCAAAGACAATAACACCCTGCAGGGTGCGAATATCGGTCTTTCCAACATGGTTAATTAGTCCATCCATGCTGATGAAGGTGTGCTTCTTAGGATAGGGGACATTGATGTCTTCAGTCATCACCAGTTTTCCATCCACAAAGGTTCCGACATGGAATAGAGTAGGTTGATCAGGAGCAGAGCAAACAATGCGGTTGTCAGAGTTGTGACGAACCAGGAACATGTATTGCTTGGTAGGGTCCAATGTGGATTGGAAACGCTCGAGCAAACCCTCATCACTATCAGGAATGGCTTCACTGAGAGGACGGTTATTTGTGATCTCTGCCTCCAGTGCACGCTTAAATGCTGTTCCAAAGGAGTCCTTGGATGCCCACTTGCTGCGGAAGGCATTTAGCTTGCGGTGAGTGGAAGTAAACCACCTACCTGAGAAGTTGAACATGCGAATGAGAGCGCCTTCGTGTGCATCGTAAAAGGTACAGTCTCTAAATACAGACTGAATGTTAGTCTCAATCTGCTTCTCTTCAGTGTGAGAGTACTCAATCGTGTAGGGAAAAGCACGCATCACGATGTTTTGATCATGAAAGACAACACCACGACAGTCACGAATGAGACCATCGTCTTCGGGACCGCATCGCACATAGCAAAACAGTTCCAAACCGGTATCTTCATCAGTATCGGTTAGACGTACACGATTACCCAGCGCCTCAACAGCTTCACGGGTAAACTCGGATTCTTGGGATTTGTGGGTGTCGGTATTCGGCGTGATTGGTGTTTCCACATTCTTAATAGAAGCTTTAGTAGGCTCGGCGGCCTTAGCATTCTTGGATTCAATAATTGATGTCATATCGAGTTTTTCTTTATAGTCCCGTCTTCTTAAATGATTTTCAATTTTATTTCAAAGTTGGAGAAAAATTGAAAATCAATATTATAAAAAATTTGAATTTCTACACATCTCGTCATCCAAAAGAAGCAAACGATGTCCGAACAATTTGAAGAACTTAAGTTAAAAGTGTCCAAAGCCGGGAGGGAACGGTACAAGCATTACCGCTTGTGGCAAAAATTCGAAAGTGAACATAACAAACTTCAACAAGAGTTGGAAAAGTTGTGTGAACACAAATGGGAAATTGACCGAACAGAATATGATCCCTGTCACACAAGGTACGAATGTAAAAAGTGTGGGGCAAATTATTAATTTTATATGCCAAAACAGTATATAAAATATGATTTAAGAATCACGCATTTATATTCAAAGTAAAATGAGCATGCAAATTTTCATCAAAACCCTTACGGGTAAACTATCACTTTTGATTTGATACTATTGAAAATATCAAACAGAAAATCATGGACAAAAAGGCATTCCAGGTGATTAACAGAGACTTATTTTTGCTCTCACACTAGTACTAGTACAAAAGAAAAGTACGTTGCATCTTATGAAATTTTTTTTCATTTTGCTAGTTATTTTATACTCAAATAAGTATAAAATTAATTTTGATTAGTACGTTCAATTAGGGACTTAGAATTGTCATAACCCACGGCTGTAAGGTTGATAAAAATCAACATTTGTCTCATCCGATTGTTCATAACTCCAATAATTTCCCATAGCAAGAAAAACTTATCTAATGTAAAAACCACTGTGTACTGGTTTGTAAGGATGCGTTGGTACATCCTGTGGATCAAGATATTTGATAGTGTCATCTACTACTAATTCCATCCTGTTAATAGCTAACATTGTTTTTCGTGTCAGTATTCCTGACAGCCATACACCGATCTCACTAGCCTTATCAGTTTGTTCATCGCGCCACGCTATCACCATTTTTACTACTAATGCATAGTCTTTGCGTTTTAAAACTATCTTAAGAGGTGCTAAAATCGGTTTTAGTTTTAACACAAAATCTTTTTCATTTCCGTTATCGGTTTCTTCTTTCCAACAAATAGTACAGAAGAATTCAATACAACAACTTTCACATAGTGTTTTACCGCATTTGATACAGTAAACTTCTTCTCTACTTTTGACTTGTGTATCACAATCTTCACAAGTTTCCATTTTAGTATTTGTATTTGTATATTATAAATACTAAAAAGATTTAGGTCAAAAAGACGTTAAAGAACAATTTTCTAATTAATGCTTCTGCATTAACTATACGCATTTAAAGTGGTCTACCGTCAATGTAAAATGCCAAGAAAAAATCGACGTATTAAAGTGGTTAAGGTACCCCTAAAAAGTAATCCTATTAACCGACCCCAGATTTTTCCGCGGATGCCAAGGCTTTATCTAGAGTTAATCGAAAACAAAGCTAAAGTTAAGCAAGATTTGATAAATAAGGAATACGTTCCTTCAACCGCATTACCCAAAGAATCGAGTCCAAAACTTGACTTTGTAGAGAACGCACAAAAGTCTAAAAATCATGGTAAAGTGCGTCGCAGAGAACGCAAAAATCGTTCTCAATCAAACGACACAGATGATTCGGATAATCTAGATAATTACAAACCTACAAAAAGGTTTGGAAACAGCAGCGACAACTTTGAAAATCGTTTAGACAGATTACTAAGCGGTGATGATTCTGATGATTTTGATGATGAGTCTATTGGTGGCAAGTTTCAAGAAGCAATATCACCATCGTCTTCTATTAGCGCTCTTTCAATTAAAGAAGAAAAAGGTGGCAATGGATACTCATCTGACGATTCTAATGATTTATCAGTAAGATTAAAGGAACTACTTAATGAAGATAGTAATAGTGAAGCTAGTTACGGTAAGTTTGAAAAATCTATTGCTCGTTCCAAAGCTCCTTCTACTGTTGATAAATATAGCAGACATCGTGATAAATATGGTCACAGTGTTGCACATCCAGGCGCCAACAGTTATGCCCCTACATTGGCAGAGTTGGAAGCACGAGGTGGGTATGTACCCAGAAAGGAGCTACGGGACATTAACCAGACCACTATGAATGAGCAACATGAAGACGATGCTAAGCGCGAATTGTTATTCAAGTTTGATCTTCTCCGAAAATCTTATCCAACTGCGATAATTCCTGATTACAATATTCACACAGATCTCCATACAATGCAGAAATCTTATTCTGATTGCGTACGAAGGCTTTCGTTAGATTCATCGGTAGAAAGTTATAAGACATATCTCGTGTATGGTTTCATGGGTTGTGAGTTCGTCTTCGGAAACTTTCTCGGATTTGATATGCAGGGTTTTACCCAACAGCAGATTTTGTCTATGAACTCTTACGAGAAGCTCCTTATCGAGCTCGGAGAGAAGAGTTATGTGCCTACTGGAAGCAGATGGCCAATAGAACTCAGGTTGTTATTTATGATCATCATGAACGCCGCATTCTTTGTCATCTCTAAGATGATTATGAAAAAGACAGGTTCAAATCTCATGGGTATGATTAACAACATGAATTCAACTCCTCAAGCCACAGCTGCACCTCCTCAACGTAAGAGACGCATGCGTGGTCCTAATATTGATCTTGGAGATATCCCAGACATCCGATCCGCTTCTCCTGTAGCCTAAGCTATTTAATTTTTTAAACGTAACAGACGATTTAAAAATGAAACTTTCTTGGATATAAGAAAGGAAAGATAGAGGCCAAGATGACAACTATTCAAATCGCATCGGATTTACATATCGAGTATAAAAATGATCATGTTCCTGATCCTTTGGACTTCATCACTCCTTCAGCAGATGTTCTTGTTTTAGCAGGGGACATTGGTTCATTCTACAAAATAAAACAACTCACAGAGTTCCTTAAACGAATGTGTTCGCACTTTCAAATAGTTTTATATATACCAGGTAATCACGAATGGTATGTCGTGCCTGGGTACGACGCTTTGACTTGGAAAGCTTTGGAGGAAAGAATGTGGAAAATTGGAAGTTCTATTGAGAACTTGCATATTTTAAACAGATCTAGTGTACGTATTGGTGATGTATGTATCGCCGGATGTACTTTGTGGAGCAAACCGGAGTGTGTAGTTCCACGATATATTGTACGTATCAATGGTATTAGCAACAAAAAATATGAGGATATGCATAACACAGACTTGATGTATGTAAAGAAAATGATAGATTATTGTCAAAAAAATAGGCATAAATTGGTGATGATAACTCACCACCCACCATCCATAAGAGTTCTTGAAGGAGCGAAAAAGAAAAAAAAGTTTCAATCTCTGTATGCTACGGATTTAGAGGACTTGTTGGATAAGGAGAAAGTATTAACATGGGTATCTGGTCATGTTCACAAGAATTTTGATTTTATATCGGAAAAGGGGTGTCGTGTTGTTGGGAATCAGAAGGGGAAACCAAAGGATCGGATTATAGATTACAAAAAGGATTTTGTGATCACAACTTAAAATTTTATATCTCAAAAATGAGATACAAAAACGAATTAAATAAAATACTTCATAGAAATAAATGTCTTCTAAAGCTTCAAAGAAAAAAGCTTCAAAGAAAACAGCTAAGTGCGCATATCTAGATGGGCTTAATGTCGAAAATTGTGCCAGATCTAGTAAGTATAAAAAAGAGGATATCGTAAAACTGGCTAAAAAGTGCGGTGTTGATCATATAGGTACCCGTAAGGAGCTTTGTACACGTATCGCTGCATCAATCGGAGAAGGTTCAGTTCATACTAAGAAGAAGCCTAAGAAATCGTTTAAGAAGAAGCCTAGTTCTAAGAAGCCTAGTTTTAAGAAGCCTAGTTTTAAGAAGCCTAGTTCTAAGAAGAAGCCTAAGAAATGTGATTCTGATAAGATATTGAACCCTGAAACCAACCGTTGCGTTAAGAAAACAGGAAAACTAGGACTTGCAATACTAAAAAAACAAAAACAAAAAGAAAGACCTGTATCTCCTGTATCTCCTGTACCCCCTGTATCTCCTGTATCCCCTGTATCCCCTGTATCCCCTGATCCTGGAGCAAAGTGTTTTAAAAATAGTACATATGACGACCTTATAAGTATGAAGGTGAAAGAGTTGAAAACACTACTTTCTAAAGCAGGAATTGCTCATGGACGTCCTTCCCGGAAATCTCAAATGGCTCAATATTTATGTGATGTTGCTCATAACCCCCGTTGTAACCCTGAAAACGGTGTTGTTTGTGATGAGGGGCAGGTATGTGACGCAAGTAACGCAAGTAAAAAATCTGGTGACAAATCTGGTGTTTGTATTTCAAAAGAAATGGCTGAGAACCGTTATAATAATCATATGACGTGGGGTGGTAAAATGATCGTGGGAACCAAGGATGCTATAACAAAACTTAAATCTTTGCAAAAGAAATTAGAAAATAAACCTAAGCCTAAAACACCTGATGACGATCCCACACCTGATGACGATCCCACACCTGATGACGATCCCACACCTCTCAAATCGGTTGTATCTCGCGGGCCGCCTCGCAAATCGGTACCTGCATGCCCACCTCCAGCATCTACACCTCCAACATTTCCATCGCCACCTCCACCTCAAACACCCCCAACTCATAAGTTAAAACCCCAAACACCCCCAACTCATAAGTTAAAACCTAAGAAGCCTATCAAACCTCTCGAAGGTACGCCTATTATTGATATTGAAGAAATTCTTCACCAGATTCAACTGGGCGGTGGTGATGAGATAGGAGAGTTAGCTGCTACGCAATCAGCGGTTCTATCATGTTTGGGTCTCCTTGGTTAAGTAAGATACCATTATTACTTTTTTAATACTTTTACAAGTATTAAAACTTATCTTTTGGCTAATATCCAGTGAATGAAATTCTCTACATTTTCGAGATCTAAAAACTCACACAAAGGCCAATTATTCTCCTCAGCATATGCTATCAATCGCTGCTGAAGAATACAAGCTGTATCGGTGTCATACATCTCAGCTTCTAATTTTTTAGCTTTATAATCGGGTGGTGCCTCTTTAGGACGGCCATCATCAATACGCTCATAACAAGCCTTGCGAGCCGCCATCAATTTACGTTTAGCTTTTCCCATCTTTGATTTAGAGGTTCAAATCCTTAGATTTGTTTTCAATCTCATCCCAAGGCAAATCCAGGTACTTTGAAATATGCTTTGATGAACAGTGGTAAATGAGTATAGACATGTTATGTGCTATTTTCTCATTACCAGCCCACCTAATCTTACTCTTAGGATACAGCTCATCCATTGTGTTCGCAATAATACTATACATATCTTTTAGCTGTGGAGTGTAGGCCTCATGCCAGTCACGACGATTAGTGTTTGATGGGGTACGGTGTGGAATGTGGTTATGGTGCTCACATTTTTTCCTATTTCTTCCCCCTGTAATTTGAGGAATGGGTGGAAAAAATTCAACATATGATCCGTTATCATCCTCCCCATCGGGTATACTTGTTTTGATATCTGTTTGGTTGGACATATTAAGTCTTTAGTTATTATTTTTCTTTTTTTAAGTCTGATTCAGGCTAGTCGGAATTCGAATCTAACTCTCCTAGCTCCTCAGCTAGTTCTGTGTCCAAATCACTTGCTTCAGATTCGTCCGAAAAAACTTCTACAATCTGGCGAGTTTGAGGGGCGTTATTATTAAATGATACTCTCGTTGGAGGAAAAACAGGAGGAGAAGGTGGAGAAAGAGGAGGTTCTGGGTGATGCACCGGCGGTCCACGGATATTCCTCTTACGACGATGTTTTACCGGTTCTGGAGGTGTTTCTGGTACATGGGGATGTGTTGGTTGTTGATTAATGTGTTCTACAAGTTTTCTGATCACTTGTTCATGTTTTTGAAAAAGATCTTCTTGTTCCTCTACTCGTTGAGCTAGATCTTCAATATGCCCCTTTAATTTTTTATTCTGTTGGTTGAAATAGAAGGTCAATCCAACGAGAATAACAACTTCGGAGGCAATGTGAACCATCTGCTTATTTTCCATCAGTTTCGACATTTTATTAAGACTCAAGCCATTGTTTTAAGCTAGCTTTATAAACAGCTGCTTAAAACTTATCTAAAACAACAAACGCGATCAGACAAATAAGATGGCATTTCGAATTAGACTTCCAGTGCGTAGAGCACATCATGAATATCACATTCCTGAAGCTCACACTTCAAGCGCAGAACAAACTATCGCCGCTGTAAAGGCAGGTACCACCCCTCGTGGGGTAATGACACACGGAGACGCCGCCGTGACCATGAATCATACTTCTATCGATACTGATGATAAACTATTTGAATCCCCTCTTGATGAAAAAAAGCAACCATTTGTTACTTCAGCTATTCGACCAAGAGTTAGCCCACAAGAGATTCAACCGGCCGTTTCTGGAGAACGTGGAGAGAAGGGTGATCCAGGTGAACGAGGTGACAAGGGTGAACGAGGTGACAAGGGTGAACGAGGTGACAAGGGTGAACAAGGTGACAATGGTGAACAGGGTGACAATGGTGAACAGGGGAATAAAGGTGACTCAGGTGAGAAAGGTACTAACGGCGACAAGGGTGATGTAGGTGAGTCAGGGCGCTCAGCTTCTCGGGTTGTTCTTTGGGCAGGTAATCTAGAAATATTGACAACTACTCCTGAACGGGTATGTGCTATTCCTTACAATGGAAGTATGTATTCTCTTGCTAATATTGATTTTGTAATGAGTGGGAAAGGTAATGTACACCTGTCTCTCAGAAACGCCTCTAGTAACACAGTTATCTGTGAGTTCGATCAAACTCTTTCTGGTAATACTAATGTATTTTCCCATTCTACGTTTGCAGAACTTGGTAACGATCATATAGCATTGGTGCTTCATGCTAATACTGATGGTACAAGCACTGTAAACATTCAGGCTGTTGAATTCAGCATGTAAATGAGATTTAAGTTTTGTTTGGTAAAAATACAAACAAAATGTTTTTGTAAATGTTGTTGTAACGTAAATATGGAAAATATGACAAATGTCCCTTTGTTTTCCATGTAAATGGTGATACTATTATGTGAAATTATGGGCGCGCGATTGTTCAGCTCAACACAAAAGGTGTCTTCGCTAAATACACGTGTAAAAAATAAGAAGGAGTTGTTTTTTGGATTAAGAGAATTTTTATTTAATATAAAATTATTTAGTTGAAGATGTTGAACGATCTCTGCGCATCTGCCGAACTTCGTCGCGAAACTCTTTGTAACGTTCCTTGTAATCTTCGACAGCAGCTCTCAATCTATCAACCTCTCCCTCCTTTCTTAAAAGCTGTCGTTCCATTTCAAAGTTTTCTTTTCCGTTCTTATCTTCCAATACACGAATCTTTTTGTTCAAGGACTTGTTCTCTTTACGCAAGTTAGATATTTCATTTTCCAGATTTTGATCTGTTTCTGGTGAATCTACTAACCTATCTTGTAGCTTATCATTCTCTTTAATAAGTTGTTCGTTCTCCCTTGTCAATGTTTCATTGCGTTCTTGACAGTCTAACACCTTGTCACGCCACTGAAACGCCTTATCTTTGAGATTTTCATATTTGCTACGTTTTACAAATTTGCTCATTTTTAATCAGATACTGTTATCCTCTTTAGATTAGCACTGATTTTTTCTTGGATAAGATAAATATGGAACAGGAAACTAAATTGGTGTTGATAGTTATTGTAGTAATGACTCTTATTACCATAATTTATATCGTTTACGACAATATACGTAATCCTCACTATACTGTATCTAAAGCAGACAGACAAATGGATCTTACTTCTCCTTCTTGGAGTAACTCGAAAAAGAAATCTGTGTATACAATGATTTTTAAAGTATTTTCAGATAATGACTTAAGGTTATCAAAAACTACTGTTACAAAATTAACAACTTGTATTGTAGAAAAACTTGCGAATAAGCTACCAAACTATTCACAAGTTTTAGAAATGCTTCGTCGTGTTAGTAACGGAGGAGAGATGGATCCTATAACTTGGGAGACATATGTTAGCTGTCTTCGGCAGAACATGGGATTAATTTCTGAGGATTTGCATTGTAAGGTCAATAGTCACTTGGGCGACTATACAGGTAAGAAGAATTTTGGGGCGATAATTCATCATTATGTTCAGGAATGCAGAAGATCTCAAACTATTGGTGAAGATTTGGTATAAATGGGGTTTTATATGCACGTTTGTGATATAAAACATTTACTTGCCACAAGTAGTGGTACCAAGTTGTGTGGACTGGGCAACGTTGTAACCACGCAAGCGCATGGCTTCATAAATGTCCTCGGACATCAAGGTTTTTGTATTGTGCTCTGAATTAACAACTAGAGCAGCTACGATAATCTCAGCAAGGTGGATTCCAACAAGACCGCGTATAGTATTGTAGCAATTGTCAGACAAACTCTTAACTCCTGCACGACGCGCGAGACGTGTGATAGATGGTTTAGTGATATGTTCCATTTTTTGTTTATGTCTTGGATAGCTTTAAGTCTTTATACGCTAGAAATGATCGTTAAGACTTTAGTGGCTTAAAAGATTGGAGATTGAGAGATAAATAAAATGGATGCAACACAGAAAGCAGTCACGAAAAAGAAGAAGACCCGCTTCTTCGAAACCTATATCTCAAAAATATTAAAGCAAGTTTAAGAGAAGAACGGTATTACCTCCAATTATAAACAACAGTTAAATAGCGCCCTATGCCTTATTTCAAGGCTCGTAGCCACACAAGTTATATCTCTCACGGAAATTGCCAAGAAAAAGACTATGTCGGCGAAGGAGGTGAAAAACGCGCTGCGCGTAATTCTTCCTGGTGAGCTTGCAACTAGAGCCATTTCAGAGGGTCAAAAAGCTGTTGATACGTTTGAGTCGGTAGAAGCCATTAAGGGTACTAGCAGGCAGGAAAAGGCAGGTATTGTTTTTCCGCCTGCTATCGCTGAGAAGTTCCTCAGAAATTTTGGATATTCCAAGGTTATGGTCACTAGCCACGCACCCGTGTGTTTAGCAGGTGCACTTGAATATTTGACATCCGAGATTTTAGAGAATGCCTCTACTTCTGCTAAGGATAACAAGCGCGTTCGTATTACCATCCGAGATCTTGAGATGGGTATTTGCACTGACGAAGAACTAAGTAAATTTTTCACTTCTCATAACTTCTCTTTCCTTGGTGGAGGAGTTACACCCTTTATTCACCCTTCATTACAGATCAAAAAGAATCGTAAAAAGCGTGCGAAGAAGGCCACCAAGGATGGTGAGAGGAAAAAGCATCGTTTCCGTCCCGGAACAGTGTCACTCCGAGAAATTCGCCGCTTCCAGAAGTTGAGCAATTGTCTCACTTTTGCCAAGTTTCCCTTTGAAAAGTTCGTACGACAAGTCGTAGCTGAAAATTATGAAGGAGAAAACACTATGAAGATCAGCAAGGACGTGTTTATCGTCCTTCAGTACTTTATAGAGCAACAAATAGTTGCACTTCTTCGCAACGCCAATTTTGCAGCTATTCACGCTGGACGCGTTAAGCTGATGCCTATTGATATTAATTTTGTACGTTCTGTAGCTACTGGAGAACGCAATCCCCACCAAAAGGCTCCTGATACCACGAAAGAGGTACTATTTGTCGATGAGCTGAAAAGCGTGTTGGCTAGTACACACTGCCGGGGCGAAGAAAATGAAGAAAATGAAGAAAATGAAGAAGATGATGAAGAAGATGAAAATGATGATGAAGAAGATGAAAATGATGAAGAAGAAGATGAAGATGAAAATGATGAAGAAGATGAAGAAGATGATCTCGAAAATATTGAGGAAGAGGAAGACCTCGTTGAAGAGCTCTAATTTTTCTATTCATTTCTTATATTGGCTTACAATATAAGATTATAAGATTATAAGATTATAAGATTATAAGATTACAAGATTACAAGATTACAAGATTACAAGATTACAAGATTACAAGATTACAAGCTTAAACACATCTAACAAACTAAAAAAATGTCGTCAAAACTAAACACAGATCTTTCCACGGAACAGATTTTAACCAAAGATGTCAGTAAGTCTGATACTTTGAAACCCCCATTTCCTAAAAATGATGTCAAACCCTCATCATCACATGAACCTAGTCATATTATGACTGGTGAATACGCAGCTCTGATGGAAACCAACGGTCAGGAATGCGAAAGTTGGTATTATTTTATTCGTCGCGAAGGTAACGAAAAAGCTCTTCAACACCTCCAGGACCAACTAGAGAAAGTAGATCACTGGGTTGTTTTGGACGACCTTAGTACATTCGATCTTGATCTTGAACACTTCGTTACAGCCAAGACGGCTAAGGAAATGACCAAAATTGAGCTGAACTCCTTTGCCTTTCACCGCAAGTTTGATGGAAAACTAGAGAAGATTAATCTAGGGTTCAAGAAACGTGACAAAGATGAAAAGAAAATGTGCAAAACATTTGATCAACTCGGCTACGTACAAATCGAAGACTACATCAGTGATGAGGATCTTGATCTTGAAGATTTAACAGATCACGAGTCTTCGGATGAAGAGGAGGACACTGAGAACGAATCGACTGACTCTGAATCAGAGGATGAACGTCAGTCCCCGAAGGAAATTCCTCCGGCACTCCTGAAAAGTGATCTTCCACGGTGGGCCAAGGCAAAGCGTAGGCAACGCCGTTAGGAGTCATAATAGGCACTTTAATACCAAGACCTGTACAATCTCCAGTTATATCCCAATCCTGATCTCCTAAAGACATGATTACTGTATATCCTCGCTCCTGAATATTTATTCGTGCTTTTTGTTTAAAAGTCCAGTGATTGTAGTTATTTGGATGGCGAAAGTAATGATATCTAACTTCATCTATACCGACCTCAGCAAGTCTTTTACAAGTCAGATCAATATTTCGTGGCACACCAGAGCGGCTGGTAACTATAACTACGTTTATATTCATCATTATAGCATAATGATAAATAGTGCGGATAGGCTTAATAACCTGATTATTTCCATCGAGGAGAGTGTCATCAATGTCAAAAACAATAGCAGGGTTATTGGGTAAATCAAGACTATCCAGATACCGGATAGCATATCGAGCTAGGTTCGTCAGCTCGTGATTCCATTGTTGTGTCAGGTCCATTTATTTGTTCTCAATATTCTTTTACATTGAGAAACTGTAATTATTCTAAAATCTATTCAGCTCCTGCCCACCTCATAAGTAAGCGTAGCGAACAAGTTCGCGGATCGTGAGGACAAGGCTCGTTGAACTCTTCTCGGTGGACCCAGATAGTTCGTCTGAACCGTCCCTCAGTCATCTCCTGTAGGTGAGGTTCTGAACCAATTCCTGTGTAATGAATGAGCTCTTCATATTCGTCATTCCTAAACTTTTCGTCAGGAGTTTCACATTTCATGTCTGGGTCGTGTACATGGTACAAGTGTGCAGGAAGACTACCCCACCCGAGTGAGAAGCTGGTGAGAGATCGAGCGCACATTCCACAACTCTGAGAACAGGGGTTGCATTCATAGCCGCAAAAGCAGCAAGTCCCAATATCCATATTGTAGGTGTTTTGAGTCATATTTCGATCTTTATTTACTATATCTATTAGAGTTTTCATTTTTGTTTTTAATTAGTGTGTAAATTACCATGAAAAGAAAAACAATAAATAAGAACGTTACAACTCCTATAACTGCAGGTGAAAGCTTCTTGAAAAATCTAGAAATCACTGGCTTCTTTTTACTATCTTCTGTGATACGCTGCAACAAGTTTGATTGGCTTCCATCACCTTTAGACACTGATAACTCATTACAATACAATACACACTCGTCAAGTTCTAGCAAGTCTGTGTGTGGATCATTGTCAAATACATTTTTTATCTCCTTGCTCCATGGTAAACAACGCCCGTTTATACACTTAAATTTAATCAGTTTCTTAGAGATATCACCAATTGTGTGTTCAGTCATTACGAAAACTGGTGATAGCTGAGTTTGTTTCCATTCAGGGTCATCAGAAGGTGGGTGAATGTCGAAACTAGGAAATACTGACCTTCCTATCATGTGAAAATAGAGCGGTACAGTATTAGGTACAGGTTGGTTGTAAGTAGTAAAATATACACAGTCTTCTTTGATATTGTATGGATCATACATAAGTTTTACATCGTTAGTAACATAAGGAAATTCTCTCTGTCTTTTGGCACAAAAAATTTTCATACCGGCTGGAATGGGTCGAAACATAGGAGATACAGCATAAAATGTTGCTGCTATATACCAACCCTTGTAAGTTTTTGGATCTGATACACAACGGTATGTTTTAGTCCCATCATCTTTTTTTATCACTTCTGGTGCGTCTATGTACCCTAAATACGTCTTTGTAGCGGGATCGATATAATGGTAGATGCAAAATGGGATGACTATAGTTGAATCTTCTGTCATTTTATTAGTATGGTTTTTTTTCTAATACACACAAATGTATTAGAACTTATATCCATTTCTCCGCAACTCCTTTTCAAGAAATCCTTTAATATCCTTTAACTTAACCGTATTTGGTACTTCAATCAATGTTATACCATTTTCTTTACACATACGCCGTTTCATATCATCTCGGTACTTCTGATTGAGAAAAGCCTCCTTATTCTTGTGAAAGAAGGGAATGTACTTATAGTGCTGTACACCATTGTATTCAACAGCCAACTTTAACTCCCTGTCAAAACAATCCAACTCAAGATTGAAATTTCCCCCTGTTACAGGATTCCTCAAAAAATCCGGACGTTCGTTTCCAAATGGTTTCTTAAACAGGTACTGTAATACTCTACGGCATTCTGCTTCTCCTTTGCTTTCTTTTGGGGGTTGTCGACGAGAAGGCTTGTTAGAAACAGGTGCTGAAGAGGGCGATGAGAGTGGGTAATATTTTTTCTTGGACCACGTACCTTTACCTCCTGTAATCTTACGAAATAAGGCAAAAAGTAGTATAAATGCAACACATAAACCAAGAACAATTTCAAATCCATGTTCTTTCCACGTGCGCTTAATCTTGGAAAACATTTATAATCTACAAACTTAATTATTCTTCTTTTCACTATGAGTTACGAACCAATATCTCAATCCTACCAATACAGCCCATGTTAAAAGTGCAAAAACCAATACTATATTTTTATCTAATTTTGTGTGAATGTGAAGCAGATAGAACATTAAAATAGCTGTCGCTAGAACGAGAGTTATATAAAAGTAGTCACGAGCATAACCAATAGACTTTTGGCTGGTAAGGAAGTAAATAGATATCAAACCTGTTGGTAACCCACCCAGAATAGCTGCAAGAGCTGGATTGTTCATATGAGTAGCGGCGTATTTTACACTTGCAATAACACTGCCACCCAATAGAAATGGTATAATAAACCCTTTGAGTTCAAACATTTATTAAGAGCAAAGAAAATGTTACAGATAACTAAAATGGAAGAGACATTCAATGAACCATGCGATGCTTATTACAAGATTTTCACTAATAAAAAAACTAAAGGTTACAAATATCAATTCCTATCACCGTTCGAGTTTAAAAACACACTAATCAACCTCGCCACTAAAAGCGTAGGACCAAGTCGTGTACTCAACGCTGGTAGGGGTAACCCTAACTTCTTTTCAACTATGCCTCGGTACGCCTTTGCTCTCCTAACACAAATATGTGTTCAAATTGGAGATGAAATGTGTCCTAATTCAGATTTGGGATTTATACCTCCTATGAAGAAAATAGGAAGCAAATTTAATAAATTACTTTACAAATCACGAGGGAGCCCAGAAGGTAAATTTTTGCGAGAAGCTTGCGACAAAATGAAACGCATTTCAGGATTAAGCAAAGATGAGTTTGCTCACAACCTCGTTATATCCACTATAGGTTGCTTCTATCCTGATCCTCCTCGAGTACAGAACTTTGTTGAACCAGTATTAGCAGAGTTTCTAGATAAAGTGGTGTATAGATCTAAGAAATCTCTAAAAGGCAAAGTAAAAATTATGCCTACGGAGGGATGCGCAGCTGCTATTCTATATGTATTCAATTCGTTAAAGTACAATGGTTTGGTAATTCCTGGGGATAGTATCGGAGTTATGACCCCGATCTTTTCTCCGTATCTAGAAATCCCGTCGCTCCGGAATTACAATTTGAAACAAATTTGTATAAAAGCAGATGAAAATAATAATTGGGAAATCCCACAATCCGAAATCGAAAAGATCGGAAATCCAAAAATGAAAGCTCTATTTTTAGTTAATCCAACTAATCCAACCGCAATGTCGCTATCAGCCTCAACGGTAAGAAGGATCGCTACTGTAGTACGAAAGAAGAACCCAAACCTTATCATTCTGGAGGACAACGTGTATGCCCCGTTCGTCAGAGAGTTTAACAACTTCTTTAACATTCTTCCCAGAAATACTATCGGAGTCTTCTCCTTCTCCAAGTATTTTGGAGTAACAGGGTGGAGATTGGGGACTATCATAATGCACACAGCAACATTATCGACGGAAACCTGCTAAAACAAGCACCGGCAGATGTGAACAGTCGTTACACAATGCTAAGCGCCAAACCTGAAAAGATCAAGTTTATGGACCGCATTCTAGCCGATTCGCGCCAAGTAGCTGAAGCACACGTCGCTGGTCTCAGTACACCACAACAAACTATTATGACTCTGTTTGCAACATACGATATGTTGGACAGAGAGCGTAACTATCAAAATACTCTTAACAAAATACTGCTGGAGCGTATGGACGATCTATTGGAACCTCTTGAATACGATATGGATGAATCGGATTTGAACACTAACTACTACATTATTATAGACATTTCGAAAGTAGCAGATGGTTTAATGGGTGGTACGGATTTTGGAGAATATTTAAGGACTCATCGCGATCCTCTAGAGTTCTTAATAAAGTTAGCAAAAAGTTATGGAACTGTGCTACTTCCTGCTGTTGGATTTGCAGGTCCTTTTTGGGGAGTAAGAGTATCACTTGCTAATTTGAGCACAGAAGATTATGGACCAATCGGGAATAACCTAAGATCTCTTATCGACGAGTACTACGAAGACTTTAAGAAATGGGAGAACAAACAACGTCGAGAGGCTGACAAGAAAGCCAGGAAAGCTTAAACACTTAATTGGGTACATAAAAATGAACTGATTCGCTATCTCCTTGGCTGGGTGTCGTATAAGCAATGATAAGAACATATTTTTATGAAAAATAGCATGTTACAGGCTAAAATTGTTACTTTTGTAAATCCTGTGTTTTTAAATTTATATTGTATTTAGTTTGCAAAACTACAAAGTACGAAAATAAATCCGGGGGAGGGAGGAAATCCGCAAAATAAATTTGGGAAATTTAAATTCTTAAGAAAATATAGAAATCTAAAAATATTTTAGAATCTAAAAAGTAAAAGTTCAATAACTTTTACTTTTTCTTTTTCTTTTAGCATATACACTTTTCCTGATAAATTAATCTTGGTGAGTCGTTCCTGGACTTACAACCAATTTAACAGCAAATTGGTCCGATGATTTTCCGGAGTAACCCCAATTAACTGGCTTCTTCGCAATTTCAACTTTAAACTTATCAGAATGCCCGCTGATGATCACACCTTCTGGTGCAAATTTATAAGTACCATTATTATTATTAACTATTATAGAAACTGAATCATTTTCGCTGGGGATCTCATTTATACTTAAGGTACGTAGGCAGTTTTGGGGTGGGTATACAATATTATTCAACAACGCGCCGTTTTCGTGCCCTCCATCCCAAATGCCACTACTTTGGAATGGTTGTATTTTAATTGTTGGGGTGCAATATATACCGGAATTATCATTACCACCACAAAAACCACCTGGTAGATTGTGAATTCTGACCCATAATTCTTTATTCAATCTATTTTCGATAACATAAAGAGAATTAGAAAAATCAGCACCACAAGAACCACGATCAATACTATATTGATTCACCGCCTCACCACATACTAGTTGATTATTGTTTTTAGTAATAATATTGTTATTATCACAAACACCGGGACAATTTGCTAAGTTATTTACAAACACGCTCTTATTATCGGGACACTTGTTACTGTTACCAATTTCGCAAGTTCCGATACCGGTTTCGTTTATACACCAGAACGCTTTGCCATTTTTCAAAGCTTGTTCACAAGTGTTTACATGAGTACATGCATCAGCAACAGATTTGGTTATCGTACCAGTACTATTTGCGACGTAACCGTCTTTACCTAAATCCGGTGGCTCTGAAGTACTACAATCTGATTTATAATTAGGTGGTGACCCATCGATACAATCAACTATAACAGAACACATATTAGTGTCATTATTCCACTTAATGTCTGAAACACCTGACACCCCACCTAAAACTTGCCAACAAGTTTCGATTCCTTGATCTTTGCATTTTTTAGTGGTATATTCTAATATATTTTGGGTTTGTTTCCCGCACCAATTACCATAATAAGTGCTTTTGGCTTTTTTATTAAGTGCTTGCATATTTTGTTGGTGTGTTTTTTCCTTTACATCTAGTGCGTTTATAAATTTGCACTTATTTGATGCGCAGTTTGTGTCAGTGTAACATGTGTTTATGTCGTCGTCGGTCTTGCTATCATCGTTTGGCCAACAGTAACCAATATTACCGTTTTTCTTACTATTAAATAATGTTGAACAGGGTGAAAAATTGTTTATTTGGGCCGGGAACGAGGTGGTCGGGGTTCGTTTACACGCCTGGCTCTTTCCACATGCATATGCATTATTATATTTATCCAATACAGTATTTTCGAAATCGTTTGCGAATTTACCGTATGCTAATGATGAGATGTTCACGGACTCTATACATATTTCTGATTCATCACATGTTAACTCAGTTTTAGTTTTAGCATCAGTCCCGCACACTTTGACACATGCACCCTTTTTGCATATCTGTCCCGTGGGGCAACACGCAGAGGCGTTATCATCTGTTGGGCATTGCTGGTTCTTAGAACAACAAAACTCCGTTTTTTCATTTTTTCCGCCTGACGTTTTAGAGTTACCACAGCACCTCACACCTCCCCAATTTGCTGTCCCGTCGGGGCAACTGTCACACCTCATCGTTGTACAATTAATCGCCTCTGTGTTTTTGCAAATTGGACCACAAACACCATCACAACTTTTATACCTCATCTCTCCAGCCAAACAATTTTGTTCTTTTTTCATAAAATAAATAACAAGGATTATTGATGTTAACATTACCATAGATAATATTGCCCAGAAAAGGGGTGTCTTTACCATAATTTTAAATTTGTCAACTATGGTCATTTTATAAAATACTTTTTATAAAAGGTATTTTATAAGATGAACAATTCTACATTAGCGGAATCGTTAAAAGCAAACTGGGGAAAATATACAATTAGTGTGGTAATTTTTATTATTATCGCCTTGGTAGTGTACAAAATTATAAATGTTCTTCTGAATAACCCAATAACTAATGCGGCTGGTAAAATTATCAATGATTCGTTGCTTATGTTATCAGACTTTACCAAGGGTTGTTGCAAACAATCCACATGTTCAGCAACAGCAAAGGATACATGTAATGCATCTTGTGGCTGTGGTTGGGGCAATAATAAGTGTGAATCGACAACAGGTATAAAAACTGGAAAAGGTGGGGTGTTGACAACTGAGTGTCCTTTAGGATTGGGGTTATTTATAGGAGGTATTGCATGGGTAGTTTTCAATGTTGGAGGGGTTATATACGGGGTTTTTAGAAGCAAACCAAGAACAGCTATTGACGATCTTGCCGAAAAAATCAACAGACCAGTTGATGAACTGAAATTAGAATTAAGAAAAGAAATTGACATCGAATTAGCTAAGTTGGAAAATAAAGATAGTGATAGTGAATACAAAAATTATTCACCGGACGATAAAGAGTTAGCGAATAAAGTAATGGTAAAAGATGTATATTCGCGAACTATTTTGGATCCTTTAAAAAAGTCCGGGGGTGATACATGGAAAGCACATAATGACGCTACTAACGCTGCCTTAGAAAATGCGAAAAGAGGATCAAAAAATGCAGACGACATTGAAAGGGAAGTAACAGAGGAAATTGAAAGGGAGGTGCCAGATAGCATTCCACATGAAATATAAACTATTTTTTTCCACACTCACCCTTTTTCATATAGTGAGAAGCGATGCTCGCGGTTCCTACACCTATAGCAGCGATACCCAGCACTATTGGAGCAAAAGGTCCTGAAGCCGCCACCATAGGAACCATAGCCCCGATACCTGTCGCCGCTCCGATACCTTGTCCCCATGCAGCAACATCCCCTGCAGTTCCTCCACCGCAGCTGTTAGGAGGTGGATTTGGTTGAATTTTTAATTGAGTGTATAAATAATTGGAATAGTCGTCCGGACTTTGTTCACCCATTGATATCATATACCCAACCCATCCACCTAAATTCGGCGCCATTACGTCATCACCAATAAGATTTTTAAAAGCTCTTGCATCAATTTTTAGACCTTTTAAGTCGTATGTATTATTAATAAACGATATTATTAACGGACTATCAGGTGACATTCCAGTTCGTGCTAAAAAATTATCCTGATGTTTAACTGTATTTTGCCATTCTTTATTCCATTCTTCAGCTTTAACCTTTGTAGGGTATAAATTACCATCATCGTGGTCCATTGATACCCAAAAGGAATCACTTTCCATACCACACCAATTAGCTATTTTGTTCTTCCACTGTAGTGTATCACCAATACCAGGGTACAGACCATTGTTGTTTTTCTCATTATCATAAGGCCTGTCATTTTTACTCATATTTGTGTACCAAGTATCAAAACCTGGTATACCTTGGCCTTTAGCTAATTTCGCAGACTTACATACATGTACTGGTAATAAAATGCCTTGTTCGTTACCGTTAGAATCGACATAATATTGATATTTTAACACATTATTGACAAAAAATATTATTTGTGATATGCTTAAAGTATTAACAGCACTCGTGTTAAGTTTTGATAAATAATATAAAATTCTACCACCTATCCCAGACTCGTAACCAGCATACATATTAAAGAGACTAAAATCAAAGGTCTTACCGTTATGTTGTTCCCACCAATCAAAAGCCTGTTTAAACGAAACTCTAATTTTTAAAATTTCTGATAATAAATATATTATAAAAAAGGCAACTACATATATAATAAATGAGTATTTTTTTCCATCAGTTGGATTGTTATACATTTTTGTTTATTATTTATAAAAAATTTTTTATAAATAATAAACAAAAATATTGTGTTTGTGAACAAAAATCCGAAGGAGGAAAATCCCGGAAATTTAAATCCTTATAAATAATTTAAAAACCTAAAAATATTTTAGAATCTGAAAATAAAATTATCCCTCCTCCGGATTTGTAAAAATTCATGAATTTTTATTTTTGTTGTGCTAAAAAGGATTTGTTGTTGTATTTTTGATTTTATGGGGGCTATTAGTGTCAATTAAAATGGTATACTTTTCTGTGAGCTGATTGTAATAAAAATAAGCGGGTTGTGTGTTCCATGGTCCGCCATCCGTGTCATTTTTTCTAGCGACGTCATACCCTCCTGTCGGTTTTTTATACATAAAATACGTAGTACCTCGGCCGGTTTTAAATGTTACTTTATCAGATCCGATATCAGTATTTAATACTATTTGTGGTTTTCCAAGTCCTAAGTCTCTGACGAAGGCTATATCGTTTGCAATAATTCCATCCTTATAGTCACAATATATATCATCGTCAACTTCAACTTCAACTGTTATACAATTAGTTTTTGTATCCGTGTTCCATGGACCATTTTTATTGCACACTGAACGTGTACCACTTACAACGCACGTGGAATTCTTACCACATACCCCACACCCACCAAAATTTCCACACGCGTCTATCCCACAATTATTTTCCCCGTCCAACCCACATTTGTTGGCACACTTTTTAATTTCATCTTTTGCTTTTGACCCAGTTATAAAAACAATAGCCGTAATTATACCAATTATCCACAATACAATAAATATTATAATAAATATAATAAGTTTGTCCATTTTTATTCTACAAAGTATTAAAAAATAAGTTTAATACTCTACAAAGTATTAAAATTAGTATTGGGGGATATTTGCCTTACACACTGGGCATTTAGGATTATAATGTCCCCACTCCTTAATGCATTTTGTGTGATATATATGTGTACATTTGAGAACAGATACTGCGGTGTTGTCCTCAAAAGGATCAGTACAGATTGGGCAACTATCAAATTTTTTATCAGCAGCGTCATACCTCTCTGATGATACAATAATGTTAATACTATTATTGCGTTGCAACTGTTGATTTTCTTCACTTCTTATAAGAGCTTCCTGAAGTTCATAATTTTGCATATTCCTCATAGCCAGTTCTGTCGGATTTATTGAAAGAGATGGTCCCAATATTGATGCTATCCCCATCATTGCGAACAAGGCATCTGTTTGATTGTTACCAAAAGGAATCGTTCCTCTAGGAGGTTCAGGAACCTCCTCGGGAGTTGTGTGAATCCTAAATCTAATTTGTTGTGCCATAGTTTATTAGTATCTTGATTATTTTTCTTTATTTCGTTTTCATTTTATAGTCATATTGTCTAAAATAAAATGATTTAATACGGATAACGAACTTGTATGTGAAAAAGTTAAAGAGAACTTATGCTTAATTTATTACTTTGTTAAGTAATAAATAATTAAAGTCCCTCTCTAAAAGCTTTACAATTTTTTTACTAATAAAACGGAGTATGATTCCCCTTAAAATACCAAACTACCATAATAATTTATTTGTATGGTCATTGTTCTCACTGTTTCTACACAGTAACATCTTTTCAGATGGGAGTAGACTGTACCTTAAGCAAACTCAAGTTAGTTAAACTTTCATAGTTTGCCGATACCCGTTCAGTCGTTGAGAGCCTACCAATATCCTATTATAACGGACGTAGGTAGTAACCCTGCGGATTGCCCAATTTCTATCGTTTTTACTATGCCCGAGGTCATTACCCTGGGTATTAAACATAATTTCTTATGAATAAGTAGTAGATAGAACTCTAAGGGGTTTCCCGCAACGAGGTATCTTGCCCACTTTTTTAGTGGACTAGCAGCAATTTTAAAGCTACTTGGGCTAGAATCAACCCGAGTTCTTCGAACAGAGTCTTGCAGATCTCGTCATGAAAAAATTTTCTATCAATGGTCTTGAGAATAATAAACTCTTCTTTCTTACAAGGGTGACGATGGCGCCGGAGGAGTTGATAAAGAACATATTGGGTATTAATAAAATTTTTGCGATTAATATGTTTAAAACGCTTATCATACAGATCCGTTAGAGAATCAAAATCGTCGAGGAGTTTATCTTCCAGATGGGTGATATCATCTGGTTTAATGTTTGTAAAGTTATAGTGAATAAGATGGACATTTTCATAGTGTTTAGAATAGTCCAGCTCCTTGAGAAAGATGAGGATATGGTTTTTGGTGATACTTTGAAAACGTATCTCCCGGGGTGTATCCTTGTCATGAAGAATGTGGTGACGTTCAAACTGGACCTCCAAGTCATCATAAATCTTTTGAGGAATGGTGCTATTCTGTTTACCTTGGTACTGACTGATACAATCCCTGAAGTGCACTTTGCGATCGTACATGTACTTGCTAGAGATGTTAACACGGTCAATATCGTTATAGGATGAGTTGTGACGCATAATGCGCTGTTGTGCGTAGCATTTGGTACAGATATAGGTATTCATGTCGACTATATCGAATTCTTTTTTGTTTGGGCAGTTTGTACATGTTATGCGTTTTTTCTTATCACTTTTTCCTATTTCGATATTAACATATTTTGAGGCTACTTCTAAGTATGTTTTAACAATCTTACGTTTCTTTTTATTAATCTTGCTGGGTTTACCCATAAAACTTACCTTCATTGGTGTTTTAAGTATTTCTTTGTATACCTCTATGAGAGGTATACTATCCATCACATAAAAGTGATAATATTTCTTTGATTCGAGGTCATCAACATATTTGGAAAGTTCGTTTCGTGCTTTTTCTAGGTTACATTTAACCCGTCTTTTAAGTTTATCATTTTCTAAAGATGCAAGGATTTCTTGTAACTTCTCCTTGTGCTCGCCAAGCTTTTCGAACTTCTCTTCGAAGTTTTTACGTATGTTAGCATCTATGGTCAAAGTATTTAGTTCAGACATAGCTTTTGTTCTTAACACCGTCTCATTTAAGTCCTCATTTACCATTTTTGTTTAATAGGGTATACATAATATAATTATATTATGTATTCAATTCATATTATGTAGAATGTTCTCGCTATGAGTAACCCATTCCAAATTAGTAACATTATTGTTACTCTTGTCTCTATCAATATGATTTACATATTTCTGATTCTCGTTTGTTGGAGATGGTAAAAAAGCTTCTGCGACTAATCTATGAACATATTTCTTGTAAGCCTTTTTTTTCATATTAATATAACAATACCCACTATCGTATTTAAAAATTTTAATATAACGATTCCTATATGTGCTAAAAACAGTACCTTCTTTAGTTACTAAATATTTGGGATACTGTTTTATAGGTAGGCTATTTTCAGGATAGATATGTTTATCTTTGATATTTTTATATTTCCATTTATATCCACCACAAATACGTGAATATTTACATGCTCTAGAAATATTAGAAATATTTAAAGACGTTTTTATATCATTGACACTACAATATTCTTTCATTTCATTGCCTTCTAAATCACATTGAATTATGATTCTTTTACCATTTGGTTTTCTTAACTTTGTTCGAAAAGCATGCATATCATTTTCTCTACATGTTACCCATTCTAAATTGTCAACTCTATTATCTAGTTTATCACCATTGATATGATTAACAACTGGTTTATTATCAGTATTTGGAATAAATGTCAATGCAACAAGTCTATTTATACCAATATTTTTCTGAACATTTTTACAAGATAATTGAGTAAAATAATAACCATTTTTTATTCGTAATTTTAATAGTCTAGTTCTATTCTTAAGGATTCGTCTAATATTACCATATGTAGATATTTCATATACGGTAGAGTATACTTCCAAATTAATTTGTTTCCATTCTTCCATTTGTACTAATCTATAATGGATATGATGGGAATATTTATTTTCAAAATTGTAATATTACAATTTTAAAGTACAGTATGCCTAAATTACGATTTCATGTTTCTTTAACATGAAATCGTAAGTATAAATTTTTAAAATTTATTATCTTGCTTAATATAAAATAAACAATGGCTTCTATTTGCACATCAAATGTAACTTCTGGCTTCATAGATTTGGCGACATTCGACGAAATCGAAAAGTATCTCTACGGTGGTCCCGACGCAACTGCCTATTTCGTTCGTGAAACGAGAAAGGCTACTTGGTTTACCCAAGTTCCTGTCGTGTTGTCCCGCTCATCCGGAACTCCCGCTTTTGGACAAGAATGGTCTGTTGCTATCTCCCGTGCCGGAGATTACATGCTTCAAACATGGCTCCGCCTGACTACACCCGCAGTAACTCTTCTGGCTGGTAATCAGTATGGTGCGGATGGACGTGTCCGCTGGACCCGTAACTTTATGCATAACATCATCCGTGAGTGTTGCATTACTTTTAATGATCTGGTGGCTGCTCGTTTTGACAACTATCACCTTGACTTCTGGGCGACTTTCACTGTCCCCGCTGGCAAGCGTAATGGTTACAATAACATGATCGGAACTTTTGACGACATGACTGCACCCAACGCTCCCGGTGTAACAATCCCCGCATTCACATTGAACTTGCCTCTGCCCTTCTTTTATGGTCGCGACAGTGGTGTAGCTCTTCCAACTGCTGCTCTGCCATATAACGAGATGAGAATTAACTTCGCATTCCGTGACTGGGACCAGCTTTTGGTGCTTGAGAACACTTCGGCTGCTGTCATCGCCGCTGGTACTGAACAGCGTGGTCAGTTTGTGGTTGGAACCGACATTACTACTGCTCCTACTCTTGGTAACACCCAGGTTTGGGCTAATTATGCTATCGTTTCTAACGACGAACGTAAGCGTATGGCCTGTGCCCCTCGTGATATCCTGATCGAACAAGTACAGACTGCACCCCGTCAGTCCTTCACACCTGCCACCAACACTCAGCAATCCTTTGACGTGCGATTTTCTCACGCCATTAAGGTTCTGTTCTTCTCTGTGCGTAATACCACATGGAGATCTGAATGGTCTAACTACCTTACCGCATCCCCTACGGATAACGGTACGGCTGTTAACTTCAACCCCTCTGGTGCTGCTGACCCCATCCTGCAAACTTCTCTCATCTACGAAAACACCAACCGTTTGGCTCAAATGGGATCTGATTACTTCTCTCTCATCAATCCTTACTTCCATGCTCCCGTCATCCCCGCCGAGACCGGTTACCACATGTACTCATACTCTCTTGACTTCATCTGTCTCGATCCTATGGGTTCTACTAACTACGGTAAGTTGACCAACGTGTCCATCGTCCCTGAGGCCTCCGCAGCTGCTGTGGTTGGTGCAGGTGGTACTGATGTCGCTGGATCTGGTGCTTCTTTCAGTCAGAGCTTCGAGTTCATCACCACTGCCGTGAATAACAACATCATTCGTGTGTCAGGTGGGGCTTTAGGCTTTCCGGTCCTCTAGAAAAAAGTTTCTTCAGGTGCGCTTGGTACAAAACTTATTTTCTGTTTGTTTATTGGATGTTTTTGGGTACACCAAGTGCGCCGTCAAAAACTTATTTATAGATTTGATTTTTTATGTATATATTACATACAAAACAAAAATGCCAAGAGAAATCTCCCAAAAAGTTAAAGATCGAATTATAGGTCGATTAACAGAGAATAATGCTGAATTTATTGCGTTTGAAAAAGGACGAAAAGTAAAGTACCGCTGTTCGTGTGGTAACGAATCAGCATCACATACTTCTAATATTGGTCGTTCCACATGGAAAGGTACATGCGCTAAATGTTGAAACTCAAAACGTGGAAATAAGAATGATTATGAATTTGCTCGTAAAGTATGGGAGAAAGAAGGAGAAATACTTCCAGTACAAGAGTACAAAGGTAACAAGACTAAATTATATTACACCTGTTCAAACTGTCAGCAGGAAGCTCATATGTCGCTTAGTGAGTTTAATCGTGGAAGAAGATGTGAACACTGTTCATAATCACGTGCGAAA